CCCACGTTCATCAGGCTGTCGATACGGTAGGTGATGTCATGCAAAATAAACTTGAACCCTTCTGTGAACGCACGGTTGACGGCCGATTCGACGGTCTTTTCAATCACGGACTGGACCCGGTTGTTGGTTAGCTTGATGCGCTTTTTCATAAAATCCTCCTTTAAAACAATAGGTGTGTGGACCAGTTGACCTGGCTTTCCTTGATGGACCCATCAGCGATCTTTTCGGATGTTATGCTCCCGTTCATGAGGTGATCCGCGGTGATCGCTCCAACCGCCACCTTTTCTGCTGTGACAGCGCCTGCTGCCAGTTTTTCTGCTGAAATCGCGCCATCGGCGATCCTCTGGCCGTTGATCGTACCAACTGTCAGGTTATCCGCGTTCAGGTTGATGACGTTAATGTTAGCCGCATCGATTGTGCCAGCCGTGATCTTGCTGGCAGTCAGGCCCACAATCTTGGCGTCGGTGATGGACCCATCCGCGATCTGCGCGGTTTCGACTGCGCCTGTCTCAATCAGTGCGGTGGTGATGGCACCGATGGCGATCTTGGCCGTGGTGATGGCCAGATCCGCAATGACCCCGCTTTCCGCAGTGATGGTGCCCGCTACCAACTTATCGGCCGTCAGGCTGTGCGCAGCGATACGCTCCGCTGACAGTGTACCGGTGGTGATGAAGTTAGCAACGATCTGGCCGTCCATGGTGATCGCCGTGGTGTATGGCCCGTTATATCCGGTTGCTGAGTAGCTGAGTCCGCTTAGGTTCCAGCGCCAGACCCGGGTTGCTGTGTTGATATCCGCCGTGTCCATGATCAGGATCTCGTATGGCTGGTTCTCTTCGTCATAACGCAGGATGACATTCCCGTTCTCACCATTTGTGACAAGCACCGTCACCTGATCGATCGCCTCACTCAGTTCCGCCTTGGTGCTGCTGAGGATCTGACTGAGGTCCGCGATCTGCTTGGAACTGTTACCGCTGTATTTGATCGGGCTATTGGAAAAGTCCGCCTTGTTTTTTTCGGGGGTTAACGGGTACTCGACCAGGCGGACAATCCGCTGGATATCTGTAAACTGATTTGTTTTATCAAAGATCCTGACCCAATCGCCCAGTTGGAAATCCAGAATACTGTACTCCGGCCGGCTACCGACGAGGTTTAACACATCCACCCGAAACGCCACGCGCGGTCTACTGAGCACATCCAGGACAGTCACCGCGTCATCATACAGCGCCTGAGCACTGGTATACCGCTCATCGATCCATTTGCGCTCGATAATCTTCCCGGTAAACTGCGTGTTGTCGATGTATTCCAGCCCGCCATTGACGGATGCGATCGAAAGCCCGTCCTTGCCGTATGGGTAAAGCCGGGTTACCAGATCGTACGTGTCCGACTGGTAATCGCTGTCACGAAGATTCAGCTCGCTGTAGACATACGCACCGCGATCCATACCGCGCTGGGTGTAAATTCGGGCCGTCTTACTGAGGGTGTCAAACCAGACCTCACAGCCATACACCGCACAGCATTCCAGGATGATTTGATGCACTGAAACATTCGTCAGGCGGAGCATGCGCAGTTTGGTGCTGGTATCGACCAATTGATAGCTCCAACCCGTGCCGGTCAGTACAGAAGAAAGATTCGCTTCAAGGGTAACTGACTCCGTTTCATAGGTCAGGTAAGCCTTGCCACGCAGGTTGTCAACGTTCAGCTTGCCAAAGACCTCATAGAAGTCCTTGTCACTAAAGTTGATTTCCTTGATCACGTACTCATCGGTTTCAGACTGCAGGAAATACTCCTGCTGCAGTAAAGCCCGAGAAATGGCTGTTTTAGGAAGTTTGAAACTGATCAATTTATCTGCGGTGGCCAGGTCCGATTCGATGGATAAATCCTTGAACTGGGTCAGGAGGGCGACCATCGCCCTGCTGCCATCTAATAGTTTGAGCATGATCGCCCTCCTCTCAATTAAATATGGGATAGTACTGGACCGTGACGTTTGCCGTCGTATGGCTGAAGATCAGTTCGGTTGTGCCAACCGGCAGCGTCGGCCACTCGAAGTCATTGTAGTTCCCTATGTCATTCACGCCATCTTTTAGGTACCGGAACAGGTACCCGTCGATCACGTGCGGCTTATTGGCAGCAAGATCGCGGATCCGGATTTCTGAGTCGAACCCCTGAATCACGAACTCGGCGATGTCTACTGTTGGCGTCACGGTGATCAGGCACGGCGACTGCATAGCGCCAAGGCTGGTGATTGATTTCAGGCCGACACTATTAGCGGTGATGATCACCTCGGGTAGGTAGGTTCTGTGACACAAAAGGTCAATCTCCAAAAGCCAGGCGCGAGCGGTCAGGCGCTTGGGTTCCGCCTTACCTTTGAAGTGACAATCGTAGCGTTTGGATAGGCCATCGAACACAAGCGTGCAGTCCATGAGGGATCGGATCAGCGCAGAGAACTGGCTTTCTGTTTCTGCTTCCGTGGTTGCCTCCAGAAGGATCGTCAGCGTCATGTCCTTAAAGCGCTGCTCGCTGCGTGAAAACACCGGGTTGGCTGCGCCGTCCAGCCAGTCGTAGACCTGGACCACATCGTGGTTGGTGACCTGTTTGGATAGCAGTATTGCACCAAAGGAAGATAGGTCGATTCCGTTAATGGTCATGAATCACACCCTCCTTACCGCCAGTTCCATCCGGTTCATGAAATATTCAATGTCGTCCCTGTCCCGGAAGCTGTAATTGCCGTTCAGGTTGATTGTTGTGTTATTAGCCATTGGCACAGCTGCTTCATGTGAACCGTTCGTTTCAGATCTTTTCGGCATTGTCTCTTGCCAGTTGAGCCCTGCGGTTGCAGACAGGTCCAGGTTGCCGAAGGCCGACATGGCGTCCGCTGTCAATTTATTGACTGAACCCAGCACACCCCGCGCACCGTCCGTAATACCCAGAGCCAAGCCCTGTGCGATAAAATCACCGAACCGCCTGGTCTCCTTGGACGGTGAGCTGATGCCAAAGAACTTCCTTATAGCGCCCAGCACGTCACCGGCAAACCCCTTGATCTTATCCGTCAGCCAGCCGAACTTGTCCCGGATGCCGGACCACAGCCCGGAGATCAGGTTTGCACCGATGTCCTTGATCCGGTAGAGCATGTTCATAAAGCCGTTTTTCAGCGAGTCCAGGATCTGCGGAATCTTACTGACAAGCACAGGGATATTGGTGATCAGTGCGCCACCCAGAGCGATGATGATCTGCAGCCCTGCATCAATGATCTTTGGCAGGTTCCTCATGATCGTCAGCACCAGCTTCTCGATGATCACCGGGATCTTCTCCACCAGTGTTGGCAATGCCTTGATCAGGCCCATCGCCACCGCCAGGATCAGCTCAATCCCGGCGTCGAGCAGGAGATCCAAGTTGTCCAGGAGCGTGTCCATTATGAGGAAAACTGCATCGATCACGATCGGTATCAGCTGAGGGATGGTCTGTGTCAGGCCCTTGATCAGGCTGACCAGGAGTTGAATGCCGGCTTGGATGATGAGCGGCAGGTTTTTGATAATCGTATCCCCCAGCTGCTGGATGAGCACCGGCAGCACAGCGATGAGCTGCGGGATGATCAGGTTCAGGCCGTCAAGTAGCCCCATGAACAATTGAATCCCGGCATCCATGAGAACAGGCAGCAGGATGGGAATCAACGGAATGATGCTTGATACCAGCCCGGTCAGGCCGCCGAGCAACGCCGGCAGTAGTGCGTTGATCAGCCCGGGAAGCGCTTCGCCGACACTGGTGATCAGGGCAATCAGCACCGTGTTGAACCCGGTCAGTAGGGTTGGCAGGGACAAAGCCAAGACATTGATGATCCCCGGCAGAACATCACGCACTTTGCCGCTGATCAGGCTGATCAGGTCCTCCAGGTTCTCTGAAAACTTGGTCGAAGCACCCTTGGTACCGGTCATAACCTCAGCCAGCCCGGTGAAGGTTCCGGTCAGGGCCGGCATCGCTTCGTTAATCAGACCGTTCATGCCCTGCAGGGTTGATGTGACTGAAGGCAGCAGCGCTTGACCAAAGGATGAAGCAACATTCTCCACCTGAAGCTTGGCAATTCGCAGCTGATTGGCCAGACCACCGGAGGTAGCAGCGAAGTCGCCCTGCACATCACGGGTCGCCTTGAGAATGTAGTTATAGCGCAGCGTGGCCAGTTCCGCCTGCGACATGGACGCGATCGGTTTCTTGATCCCCTGTGCCAGTGCGAATGCTGCAAGATTGGCCTGGCTCATGTTGATGCCCAGTTGTTTCAGCGGTTCCGTCTCGCCGGAGATACCGCTCCTTAGCTTATTGAATGCCTCTTCACCGTCCAGGTTGTAGAAGCTGGCCATGTCACCGGCAAGACCGGTGAGGGTTGTGGACATGTCCAAAACCGCAGCATCCGTCAGTCCGGTGGATTTAAGCATGGCACCCATGGTGCCGTTCATCTTCTTGGCGCTCAGTTCCGATAGCCCGAACGACACAGCCGCCCGCTTGGCCCAGACGTCGACCTTGGCAGCGCCGTCCTCACCAAAGGTCTTGTTGACGACATTTTCCACTTCACTCAAATCACTGGCCGTCTTGACACCCTTAATACCGAATGCAGCCAGTGCCGTACCAGCCGCTCCAGCTGCCAGTGTATACAGGCCTAAGGCTTTCCCGGCACCCTGCACGGCAGTGCCGACCACCTTGACGCCGCCGACAGCCAGTTTCGCCGATGCTTCGCCGACTTTCTTGATGCCATTGGTAACGGGAGCCAGCTTGTCCAGCACGGCCTGGACCTTTTCCTTGACAGTAGCAAATGCGGTACCGATCACGGACACGGACTTTTTTTCATCTTTCAGGCTGGACAGTTTGGTTTTGGTCGTTTCCAGCTCGCGCTGAAAGGCGCGAAATTGCTCCGCGTCAATCGTGCCCGCGGCAAACTGCGCTTTCACCTGAGCCTGTGCTTTTTTCAAAGCGTCCAGTTTTTCCTTTGTGGCAGAGATCTCTTCTTTCAGGAGCTGGCTCTTCTGTGCCGTCAACGTGATGTTGTTGGGATCCAGTTTCAGGGCCTTTTCCACCTGTTTCAGCTCGCTTTGCAGCCCCTTGGCAGTGGAATTGACACTTTTTAGGGCCTTGTCGAGCGGCGCGGTGTTTCCATTAATTTCGACAGTGATGCCCTTGATTCCTCTACTCATACCGCTCACCTCCCTTTACGTCGGCCGTGCTTTTCTCGAAGTGCCCCTCTATCCGGGGAGGTCTGGTCCATGATCCAGCACTGGTCCAGGTATTTCCGGCCCTCTTCGGTCTGCCCAAGCATAAAAATATAAGCATCCCGGCGAAGGGCCAGATACGCATCCAGGGGCAGTTCATCGATTTCGCGGAAATTCAGGCCGGTATGGTCATGCACCAGACGCTCCCACTCGGTTACGCATCGGAAGTGTGTCCGGGTTCCAGTGTCTGGGATGGAGGGGATTTGTAGTTTGGGTCTGACACGACCCCGCTGATAAAGGCCATGTAGCCCTGAAAGAACGTCTGCACATCCTCTATATCGAAGAGCTCAGCGAGGTATTCGCTGGTAACAGGCTTGTGCTCGAGGTTATTCGAGAGCACAACAGCGATCAGGTCGTAAATATCACCCAGCTGCCCGCCATCTTCCGTAGTCAGACTGGTCAGATGGTCCTTGAGGCCCAAAAGTGCGTCAAAGACGCGCTTAGTTGGCATGCGGACACGGATGGACTGGTTGTCGATCAGGTTCACTGCCAGGCAGCGCTTGGCGGATTTGGTAAAGTCCAGCATATGTCCTCCTTACGCCTTGGCCACAACCGTGGTCTTGCCGGCAGCCTGGCAGAGATTGCTGCTATCGACTTCAGCGATAGCGATATCATGGCCGGTGGTCGCTGTGATCTCCGACACACCATCCCATGCGGTCCAGCCAGTTGACAGGTCGTCATTGAAAGCGGGGAGCGTGAGCGTAGCGCCGGTCTTATACACATAAGTGCAGAGAAAATCGAGTAGTGGAACTACCGTGATCAGGGTCTTGCCAGTCGTGGTGCCGGCAACGGATGTGACGGTCAGGGCAACGAGCCCGGCGATGTCCTCTTCAAACAGCACGAGCGTACCCTCGGAATCGTGCGGGATGGCGATGAACTCGGCATCGATGACGGTCTCCTTGTCCTTGGCAAACGACAGGGCCAGTTCGCCCTGGTTACCGCCGACAATGGTTACGCGCACATCGCCGTCCGTTACATCCTCGTGGACAAACCGGACAATATAGCGCTTGCCGTCCTGGTTACCGACGCCGCCAATCTTCACCAGGCGCTTATTAGTCACACCGTTTTCTGTAACACGAGCGGTGGAAATGAGCCGTTTCAGGGTGTCGCCGTTCCAGGTCATGATGCCACTTTTAAGAGACACCTCTTCTTTCGTGAGGATCTGTTTTTTCACGAGCCCCAGATCGTCCTCAGCAATATAGAATGACGGTTTGTAGCTGAGGGTTGCACCGCCCTGGATGTAGCCCAGGAGGTTGCCTGCAGTTTCAATAATGTTATCGGCCGGGATGGCGCCGCTGTACTCAGTAACGTACAGCTTCCCGCTGCCCAGGATGATTTTTTCTCCGTTTGTTGACATGATCTCTACTTCCTTTCTGTAATGGTAAATTCATAATTGGTCGAGAAAAATTTCTCGCTCTCGATCCAGTCGCGACTTCTTGTATAGTGGATTGGCATGCTGTCCAGGAGGCGTTCGATCTTCGCTTCGTTCAGGAGGTCAATCGTTTCCGCATAGAACTCGATGCCGATGTTATGGGTCAGAAGGTTATTTTTAAGGTCCGCCCCGCCTACCTCCACATCGTCTGTGTAGACGATCGCCGGCAACGGCATGACACCCAAAAACCGCTGCTGTCGGACAGGAAGGCCAGTCTCCTGCAGTAAGGCTTTAACGTCCAGCATCCTGCACCGCCTTTTCCGCGAGCTCTGGCATGCGCCGCTCGGCCAACTGCTCGCCGTAGATGATGTGCGGAAAAGCACGCGCACGACCACCGCCCCTAAGCGCATGGCCGTGCTCCAACAGGTGCGTCAGCCGATAGTGCGGGCCGAGAACATGCCAGACACGGCTGTAGTTGTATTTGCTCCCTGTATTGATTTTCTTGATGCGAAACGCCTTGACATATTTGCCGGTCCGCTCTCTGAACGTGACATGCTGCTTGATCTCATCGTTCACTTCCTTCGCCACGATCTCCACCGCTTCACCGATCTTTTCAGAAACGGCTTCGGAAAAGGACTGAAGTTCGTGCTCGATCGCAGCTGCCAGTCGGTTAACGTCCATGGTGCATCACCGCCCTTAGCTTCAAGGACCTGTTCTGGTACATGAAATTATCGATGCTTTTCACATCGTAGATCTGCCCGCGAAACAGGATACGCGTGGTTTGAGGGGCCAAACTAGCCAAAACGGATGCATAGCGTACGATGAAATCTACGCTGTTCTGCGCTTGTTCGGCGGATGCCGCCCAGTACTCGCTGCCGGAGAGGCCGTTGACCTGAGCCTGGCAGGTTAATAGGTCAAACCATAACTCATCTGCGTTCATAACTTGGATGGTAATCTGGTGCCTTAGCTTTCCTGCTTCCATGTCAGAACACCTCCACACGGTACGGCGACAGCAGCGCGTGCACGGAAAACGCCGTCTGGTCCTTGGCTGTGCCGGTCGCCTCGCGATTTTCGTACCAGTGCCCCACCAGTAGGAGCAGCGCCTGCCTGATGGGTTCCGGCAGAACTGCATGCCCGGCGACGAACCGGATCCGGATGGGAGATGCGGGATATGGCGTGAACACCGGCCAGGACATGCCAAAGCCAGGCAGAACCCGGCCGGGTTCACAATCTGTATCTACGAGGTAGTTGGATGTTGGCAGGATCGTCTCCGTTCCAGTGCTATCCATGTACCCGATCTCGGTAACGCTCCGAAGCGGCGGGCATGGTAGCAGAATAGGTCTGTTGACGGGAAACCGGTCCAGATATGTTTCCAGTGTCTGTTCAGCCAAAGCGCGGCGGGTGAAATTCTCGCAATACGCCCTGGCTGTCTTGACCAGGCTCAGGAGCAGATCGTCCTCGGATGGTTCTTCCGGAAGGCGAAGGTGCTGCCTGACCTCGGCCAGTGTGACCGGTTCTGTTGTGATGGGAGCAATTATTCTAATCATCAGGCGAGCACCTTCCTTTCAGAAATTTTTAGATTACGACTCAGCCATCAGGCCGGCCGCGATCAGTTTTGCCAGGAGTGCGTTAAAGTCTGTGACCAACCCGGCGATTGTGGTCGCTTCGCTGTCTGCCTGATTGGCAGTGGTCTTGGCAGCAATGGCATCGCTTAACACCTTGCCCTGATTAGCTGACAGCGCGCTGGTAGCAGACGTTGAGTTCAGTGCATCCACAATGGGCGCAGAAACAACGCCTTCGACCGTAGCAGCAGCGTCAATGACCAGTGTGCCAGTTGATGTGATCTCCAGTGTTCCGCCAATGACGGTTGTTTCACCGCCCTGTTCGGTGTAGTTTTTTACGTTACTCATGCATTGTCACCTCACGCTTTCATCTGCAGGACCTGGATGGCCTCTGCCAGGACCAGCTTGCCGTCAACCCGCTGCGTGGCTCTGAAACCCACCTGGCCAGTAGCGGCAAACAGCTCGTTCAGGCGCTGGAATGACCGGCCCTGACGATCCGCGATCCAGTAATAACTGAAGTCACCGAATGCGATTGCCTTGGCAGCGGCAGCCATGGTGGGTACATACGACGAGGTCTTGAGCGGACGGTTGAGGATGGTGTCGGGTGTGCCTGCCTGCAGGGAAGGCTGCCACAGGTACTGGCCGGCACCGTCCTTGAGCTTACGGATGGCTTTGACTGTTGCTTCGTTCATGGTGAACACAGCATTTCGCCGATACGGCGATTTCAGGGCATAATACAGGTCAATAACCTCATCGGCTGTGACGGCAGTGCTGCTGACAGACGTGATACCGACCGTGGCGCCGCCGGTTGCATTGAAAATGCCGGTCGGCTTGCCTGTGCCATTGCCGATGAAGAAAGCCTCTTCTTCCTTGGTGCCGATGCGCCGGGCAAACTCCCGGGCGATATACCCTTCCAGATTAAAAAAGCTGTCGTTCAGGAGTTCCTCCGAGACCTTGATCATGGTGGCCAGTTTGTTCGCGCCGATAGAGACCTGATCGAACACGTCATCCGCATCGGGAATCTGGCCTTCTTCATCCACCCAACTGGCAGTGCCTTTCGAGGCGACAACAGGGATCTTGCGGTCGCCGGATGCTGTGTAGATCACCCGAGCCAGTTGGCGGAAGATGTTCTCCTCCTGCAGTGCCTCGACCAGGGTGCGCTCAAACTCGTCCGGGACCAGGTACCCTCCCTCGCTATCGGTGCCTATCTGCAGGGCGTTCTGGACATCGAAGGCGTTCTTGCTGCGCATGACACGCCAGAACGCGGATTTGTACTCGTCTGAGGCGCGGCCGGTCCTGGCTTCGGTGCTGGCTGCGTGCGGCTGGTTGCGGATAGGGGTGTTGACCGGTTTACTGAGTTCAAGGTCCAGTGCCTGCTGGCGCTCGAGCCGGTCGATCTCCTTGCCAAGGCTGACGACGTCCGCTTCCATCTTTTCGTACACGGCTGTGTCCTCGGCGCTGATCAGGCCGTCGGTGCCGCGCTTGCTGTCGAGAAACGCCTTGGCGGCATCCCAGGCTTTTGCTCGTTTTTCACGAAGGTCTAAAATCTTGTTCATGTGGTTTGGCCCTCCTAAGGCTGAATTAAATAGAGCCGCTTTTCCAGCGACTCGATCGTGTGGGTGAGTTGTTCTTGGTTTTCTTTGGGTTTGGGCTCTGCCTGACGCTGAGGCATTTTGCTCAGGAGTGAGTTAGTTACAGCAGCACGGCTGAAGATAAGTCCCGGGCTTGTGTCTTGTGGCTCGCCTGTGAACATGATGCTATCGGCAAAGCCAAGCTCGACAGCCTTGTTGGCGTTCATCCAGGACTCGGCGTCCATGAGGTGTGAAAGCTTGGTGCGAGACAGTCCGGTTTTCAGCTCATACGCGTTGATGATACTTTCTTTAACCTCGTCCAGCAACGCTTTGGCTCTGAGCATTTCCTCGCTGTCGCCGATCGCGATAGTGGCTGGATTGTGCACCATGAGCATACTAACTGGTGACATCTGCACTTCCCTGCCGGCTACGGCGATCACGGATGCGGCACTGGCAGCGATGCCGTCGATCTTGACAGTGACATTGCCGGGGTAGTCCATGAGCATGTTGTAGATTTGTGCAGCAGCAAATACATCGCCACCGGGTGAGTTGATCCAAACGGTGATGTTGCCACTGCCGGCCAGTAGTTCTTCCTTAAACAGTTTCGGTGTAACCGCATCGCCCCACCAGGTCTCCTCAGCGATAGGGCCACTCAGATGCAGGATACGCTCTGAATCATCACTGTCGCGTATCCAGTTCCAGAATCTATTTTTCATTCGTTCTCTTCCTCCTTAATTTCTTGATATTTCCATGACTTAAAAAGTGGCAACATATTGCCATTGACCAAATACAAGTCACCACCGAGATCGGCAGGGATGAGGTTCATGTTTTCAAGCTCCCGTATGTCGTTACTAGATAGCCAACCGTTCTGGCGGCCGGTGGCATAGCCTTGCATGCGGCTGGCATAATCACCACGCAGCAGTCCGTCCAGGTTGAATCGGACAAAGTACTGCTGCTTCTCTGCCGTGGAGAACAACGCTTTCTGAATTGACATCTCCCAGCGGATCACCCAGGGGTCGAGGGTGTACTTCACGAACTCCAGCGACTGCTGCTCGATGTTGGAAAAGCTGGACTTCTCTAGGTCAGCCAGCATATGAGGGGGAATTCTAAAGACACGGGCGATCTCGTTGATCTGGAATTTTCTGGTCTCCAGAAACTGAGCCTGTTCGGGCGGGATGCCGATCACCTGGAATTTCATGCCCTCTTCCAAAACTGCCACACGGTGTGCATTGCTGCTGCCCTGATAAACCGCATTCCAGCTTTCGCGCACGCGTTTCGGATCCTTAACGACACCTGGGTGTTCCAGGACACCGCCTGGGTTGGCACCGTTGGCGAAGAACGATGCGCCATATTCCTCGGTGGCGATGGCCATGCCGATCGCATTCTTGGACATCGCTATCGGGGAGTAACCGATCAGGCCGTCGAAGCCAAGGCCTGGGACATGCAGCACCTCCTCACGGCGAAGAGAATACACACCGCGATCGGTACGGTACTGGTAGATTATTTCGCCGCCAGCGGCCCGGTCGACCGTCATCTTGTCCGGCAATAGCGGATACAGCGCAATCACCTGGCCACGACCGTCGCGGATGATCTGAGCATAAGCGTTGCCCCACAGGAGGAGATGACTCATAAGGGTTTCACGGAACACGAATGAAGTCATCTCTGAATTGGGCTCGTTATGCAATAGGTAGTACAGCGGGTGCTCCAGCGCTTTTTCCTTGCCTCGGTCTGTGTAGCGGTAAGTGTGCAGCGGCAAACTGGCGATAGTTTCTGCCAGGATGCGTACACAGGCGTAGACAGCCGTTGTCTGCAGGGCGGTACGCTCATTAACTGCCTTACCGCTGGAGGTGCTGCCGAAAAAGAAGCTGTAGGTGCTGCCGGGAAGTAGGTTTTTTGGCTTGTCACGGGAATGAAAGAGTAAGTTGAATAAATTCATAGAAACACCTCCTAAGGGGCATGAGAAGTGGTTTTGTTGATAGTGGTCAAATAAGCATTTTGTTGTAGGAAGATTTGATCAGTAACATATAACACGTAAGGCAATATGGTAACGTGCAACACTGTGATATTTGACTGTAGGCGTTATTATTCAGGTAATGCGAATGGGCATTAATACAAGGGGAGGAATTTCTGTGAAAATAAAATCAATAATGCTACTGATCTCCTTTGTTGTTGTCATGAGCCTATTGGCGAGTTGCAGCCCTGCTTCAACGACAACCACACAAGTTGATGTTATTGCTTCTGCATCGGTTGTTGATAACGCTGCAGATTTTGAAAAAGCAATTTCAAGTGATGGAACTTGGATAATTGCAATAACCAAAGACCTAACGATCGACAAAGAACTGGTTGTAGATGGTGATTTTAAGAATGGAAGAACAGATACCGCCGGAAATGACGTGCTCCAACGTAAAATTGCCCTATATACACAGGATGCTGATCGCAATATAACAGCTCGTTTTACATTGACCGTTAAAAAGATGACCATAAAAAGCGCCAATGCCAGCATTCAACATGGAACGTTTAAAGGCGATCTCTATGTGGATGTCAAGGATTTCCAGCTTATCGACGCTACAGTCGATGGCAATGTCTATTTCCTCAATGAGGAAGTTAAATCCTCTTTTACAATGGATGAAACCAGTAAGGTTACCGGTGTCCAAGAAATCAAGGCTAACTAATCATTTGCGAACGCTAGTCCAATTATTATGTCCCATACATAGGCGCCAGAAAACATCTGGCGTTTTTGTTTGGCTCCATTAGCACTCAATTCGTAGTTAAATGCAGAATCATAGAATAACAAGTAGCCCTCTCTCATCATAAATAGAACCGCTGACGCCTGCGCTGCCATTCCTCAGAGCCCTATCCAATGCCATGATCGTTGCCACCGCACCGTCAATACGCTCGGTCGATTTCTCCTTGTCTGGCTTGATGTTGCCGGCTGGGTCTGTGCGAACAAAGATATTATCCATCATCCAGCGCAAGACCGGGTGACCGCTGTGTGCCAGCTTGCCCTCGAGCGTCAGCTTCATCAGTTCCTTGGTCGGCGGTGACATATCCTTAAAGCCCTGGCCAAACGGTACGACCGTGAAGCCCAGGCCTTCCAAGTTCTGCACCATCTGGACCGCACCCCAGCGATCAAATGCAATCTCGCGGATGTTGTAGCGTATGCCCAAATCCTCAATGAACCGCTCGATGAATCCGTAATGAACTACATTGCCTTCGGTGGTCAGCAAGTATCCTTGCCGGACCCACAAATCATACTGAACATGATCGCGTCGAACCCGAAGGTCGATGTTATCCTCCGGCATCCAGAAAAACGGTAGGACACTATATTTGTCATCCTCATCGGCTGGCGGATACACGAGTACAAATGCTGTTATGTCGGTCGTGGATGAAAGGTCCAGCCCACCATAACAGACTCTACCTTCCAGAGCGGCCATATCAACCGGGAATGAACAGGCATCCCACTTGGCCATCGGCATCCAACGTACTGATTGTTTGACCCATTGGTTCAGGCGCAGTTGGCGAAAGCTGTTCTCCTCAGCCGGGTTCTGTTTAGCGGACTCGCACGCAGCTTTTACCTTGTCGATTGTGACCGTAATGCCCAGGGACGGATTGGCCTTCTTCCAGACCTTGGGATCCGTCCAGTCATCTTCTTCCTGCGCGCCATAAATCACCGGGTAGAATGTGGCATCGTGCTTTCGGCCTTCGAGTATGTCCAGCGCTTTCTGATGTGTCTCATAGCAAATACTGTTCGTATCAGAACCGGCAGTGGTGATCAGGAAGTATAATGGCTGCATCCTGGCATCGCCGGAGCCTTTGGTCATAACGTCGAACAGCTTCCTATTTGGCTGAGTATGCAGTTCATCAAAAATAACACCGTGGATATTAAATCCGTGCTTGGAGTTGTGCGTAACCAGACCATCTGTTACATGCGTGCTGATTTTGTCAATCTCCAGGGAGACGGTCTGATTTGCAGGCAGAAGATCGATTCGCTTAATCCGATCAGTATCATGAGCATTGAAGTGATATTGAACCTTTCGAGAAATTTTACTGGCCAGCAATTGTCTTTTTCGCGGATGTGACATATATAGACCGATCATCGACCACAACTGCATCAGCTGTTCATGGCCGGAAACCGACAGTTTGTTTCTGTTCAATGAAGCATTGATGCCCAGGCGCGCTAGTACATTGTTAACACTAAAACTTTACAATAATACTCTTGATTGGTATGCTATTCTAAAGAAGGGAGTGAATGTAGCATGCCAAAAATCAAAAATCATGTCCGTCTCTCTGATGATGAACGAAA